GCCCACTCCTCGAAGCATCCTGCGGCGCGAGATGTATTTCTTCGTCAGGAACATCGGCGTATACGGAAATTATACCCGCCCTCCACGTTTTGAAGTGCGCCGCTCATCGCCCCATCTTGCCCATGCCTTGATCAAAGGACTTGACCCCGCAGCTCCGGTTCACTTGTTTAGCAATCTCTGAAACAGTGTATTCTCCTCTGGATCTAACCCGCGAATATATCGGCGAGTGCCGTAAGCAATAACCGATCTCATCTCTTTAGCCGCCCAGAGGAGGTCAGAGAATATGCTATCGATCCCAAGGTTAAGCCTGCTTGCTATCGCATCCGTGGCACTGCTTTCCCGTCTCCCCCTATCCGGGGACGATCCATCTTGGAAGCAAAAATCAATTCAGCAGTGGGACGATCGAGACGCAAGGCAAGTCCTTTCCGATTCACCATGGGTCAAAAGCGTCAAGCTGGAGCGGGTCCAGGACCTGAGTAAGTTTCAGCGCCGGGATGGCGGAAACATGTCGGCGGGCGTCCCTCTTGGCTTGCCATTTACCGGGATTGACATGGTGGCCCTCGATAGCCTCTTCGACTCCAACAGCGAAACCTTGGCAATGGAACTCGCCCGTCGGCGGCCCGATATGGGAAGTGTGATCGTCCGCTGGGAAAGCGCTCTCCCGATCCGCGCTGCCGAACAAAAAACGGGAGAAGTGGGTGCTCCAATGTGGGACGGGAGCTATTATGCAATCGCCGTCTATGACATCCGCCCTCCCTATCGCTGGAATCTGGCGAATGAACTCAAGGGCCTCGCGTACCTGAGGCGGGATAAGAAGAAGGACATCAAGCCCGCTCGAGTGCAGATCCTGCCTCGCGACAAGGGGCTGATTACAGCCGTCTACTTGTTTCCCCGTTCCGCCGAAATCAGTAGGAAGGACTCCAATATCCGGTTCATAGCCCAAATTGGGCGCCTGTTTGTATCCCAATTCTTCTTTCCCGAAGACATGCAGTTCCAGGGCAATCCGGAACTCTGAAGCAGACGGCTCACCGCCCCATCCTCAAACTCCGGCGCAACCCCGCCGGCAGCGGCAGCGCATATCCGATCAGGCAAAACTGATCCAGCGCGAACAAGACCACGCTCTCGAACCCCTTGCCCACCGCCATCTGCGCCTCTTTTAACCAAGGCGTTGTGGACTCGGAAATACCTACCAGATGGCTCCGCTGCGATGCCGGAAACCCGTGCGAATCGTCAATCGCCCCTTCCGCCAAATCCAGATCGCGCCCCAGCGTGTACCCGAACCCCTCCGTCTTCAGCACATTCAAAATCGCCGGAGTCCATGCCGCCGTTGGATAGTTGATCGCCTGATTGAAAGTCGTCGCATTCACATCCACCGGATAAAGCACCTCGAATCGGCAAGCAGGTTGACTCGTCCGTACATAGCTGATCACCGCGTTTGTGAAATTCCCAATCACTCCCGGTAAAAACGCGGCCTCGTTCGGATAGCTCGCCGGATTTACCGTATTGCCCGGAATCACAGCCATCGCCGAACCGAATTCCGCCAAAAATTGGCTCTGTGTCCACGCGTCGTAGAATGGCATCCCGCCATAGCTGATCAATCCGCCTCCCGCCGGCAGCCCATTCGTGGGAAAGTACCACCATTGCACCTCGCCGAATTGCAGAAACGGAGTCAGCCCGGTGCTGGCTTGAATCGCCGCAATCTCCGCATAAGCCTCTTGCCAGAACGCCAAACTAGTTGGCGAGAAATTCGTTTGCAGCGAAGGAGTCGGCAACAGCACCGGATCTCCCGTCGGACCCATTTGTGCGATCCCCGCCGCCACCGAAGGATCGCCATTCCCCAATTCCATGCTCATCGAGGCCGTCCCGTCGATTCCATATCCATGGATCGCCGTGAAGAAACTCGTAGTCCAATCCCGAGCCGCGCGATTAATCCTCGGCGATGCCGTCAAATCCGTTAGCCAGGTCCCGTCCATCCCGCCGGCCAGCGTCGGGCCGCTAGGACTCAATTGCCATTCGCCAGGATCCGACGATCCCGTAGTCAGTGTGAGCGCATCTCCCGCCAGCCCCAGCATCCGCGCATAAATCGTCAGCAGATTCCCTGACGCGCTGCCCCAAAAACTCATGTAGCCGCTATTTAGCTCGTTCGCATAAGCCGCCGCCAGAGTGTCCACAGTGTCGCCCATGTGAACCAATTTCGTAAGGGCAACACCCGCCAGCGTGATCGTCACCGAATTCGTCACAGTCGGATCGATATCCGGCCCGCCCGTGAACGTCACCGTCGCCGTAGCGTACACATTCCCGGAATCCACCAACTCGTAAAACCACAGCGCCCCAACGTAGTGATTCGATCGCGCCGCGAACCCAAGCGTATCGATCAGCCAGGCCGTCCGCTCCGGAGCCAGCGCCTGCGAATGCAGCGTGTCCCAATCCGTCGCCAGCGTCAGCTTAGGCTCATTAGAAAACGTCGGAAGAGCGGTCGTCGGAACAGCCGCCTCCACAAAATCGAAATAAAACAACTCGCCTGAAGCCCCCGAGTGAGCCACCGTGATCGTGTGACTCCCCGCCGCATAACTCCCCACCGCATACCGCGCCAGCACGTCTTCGCCGGCTAACTCGAGATTCAGTGTCGCCGCCGTCCCCCCATCTACCGAGTAAGAAATCAGCGACCCGCTATCCAGATACCGTATCCCCAAATACAACGTATGCGCCACCGGGCTCGTATATGCGCACGTCACGGCATCGCCCGGAGTCGTCGTCAAATGAATCGTCCCACCCGAATAATTCCCCTGCGACAACCCATTGGTGAGCGACCAAGCCCCGCTATATGTCATCTGGTCCGAGTAATCATCGAACCGCAAGCTTCCCGGACCCGCCACCGAGTAATCGAGCCCGGTTCCCGTCACCGTCCAATTACTCACGACCACCGCAAACTCGCTCCGCACAAACGAAGCCGTTTGTAAATCCGCCGAATACGTCCAACGCAGCTTCCGAATGGATTGTGGATTGATGATCGGGTAGAGCGTAGTGTAATCCGGATCAATATAGCCTGAAAGCGCATTGAAAGGAACGGTCACCTGCCACTGCGTCGGCGAGGTTCCATTCGCCAAAGTCTGCCCCGCCGAATCCCAAATCAGCGAAGACGCGCCGCCAGTAGCCGAGCAGGCAAACGAATAAACCGCGAACCGATTCCCGTTCGCCCCAGTCGTCGGGCCAGCGCCCAAATCCACGCCGCCAGTGTAATAGACCGTAAGAACATCGCCGGTCCGCGTCGCCCGCAGGAACGGATCGGTTGCATAGACCGCAACGATCTGATCCAGCACTCCACCAACCGATCCCTCCCAGCCGCCCACCTCATAAGTGATCGACTCTTCCAAATACGCGATTCCGACAAAATCCCCCGCTGTCAGCGTCCCTGACAAAGTGAAATTCGCATTAGCGCAGTTATAAGAACCCGCCACCGGAGTCGAGTAACTCGCGATCGGTACTTGATAAACTTGTTCCGTCCCCGTAGCATCCGGAGCCCACACCCGCAAAAACGGCCAGCTCACTGTGTGAAATAAATCCGAGTCGAGCGCAATACAATTTGTCCGAGTCTCCTGATACGACAAGGTGATCCCGCTCAAATCCCCATCCGGCAAATTCCGCAGCGCCGGATGCTCAAACACGTTATCGCGATTCCACTCCACTACCGCCCAATCGAACTGCTGCCGCCAAGTCCCTGAAACAGTGAAGCCACTGGCAGAAGTCGCACTCAAAGCCGCGATAGCCGAAGGTTCAAAAAAATAGCACTGCAAATCATGATCGGGAGTAAGCTTCTGCAATGTCATTGTTTAAAGTCACGTTAATTCAAGTTCATTCACGGCCAAAGCCCTACAATCGAATCGTCACAGTCAAATCGCTACCCGGCAAAGTCCCCGGCGCCGTCGGCACCGACAGAATATCCAGACTGATCACCGAGCTAGCCGTCAAAGGAGCCGATCCGAATCCATCCACCACATTTGAAATCGTTGCCCCATCCGGAATCGTCAGCGAACAGAACACCGTCGCTCCCTGCCGCAATTGCAGTGTGATCGCGCCTCCGCTAGGAGCCTCGTTTACCATGGCGAACACATCCCGCATCGCCAGCGCCGACTCCACCACCAGCGGAGGAGCCGCGTCCGTCTGGATTCCTAAATAGCCTTCCACTTGAATGGACATTTGTCCGCCGGCCAGCGTCCGCAGCCCCTCGTCCGTCGTCCCGCCATACGACCCCATAGCCACCGGCCCGCCCCCGAACGAGTTTGTAACGAACAATTCCGCCGCGCCAACCCGCACATCTGGCAGGAAAATCGACGTGCTATAACTTCCGCTAGCCGGACTCCCGAAAAATCCATTCACGAACGGCACAATCGTAACGTTCCGCGTCAAGTGATAGACCAGCGCAGGCGTCGGCGTAATCGCATGGGCTGCCGCCGTGCTCCCATGCGACCCTCGAGTCACCGCGTAAACCGTCCCGCCCCCCGACGTCCCCGTCACCTGCAAAATCTCCGCGTCTATCTGAATCAAGTCCCCCGCCACAGCCGTTCCCGCCGAGCTCAGCGTAATCGTCGCATCCGTGCTAGCCGCGGCGATCGCCAGCGTAAACGCCGTAGGACTATTCAATTCGTTCCACGAAAATAGCGACAGCGTTCCCGCCATGATCGTGTGCGTATTGGTCAGCGTCATGAATCCCACCGACACCAAATCGATCGCCCCTTGCCCTGGCAAATTCAATCCGAACACTGGCTGTGGAGGCGCGCCCGTATCCACTCCGCCCCCGCTCGCGATCTGCCACCGCGTCAGCGGATTCAGCTCATACGCGCTCTCTTCATTCAGCGCATTCGCCGACCGTCCCGAAATCTCCACCGTCGCGCCGGGCTCAAACGCGACAGTGATCGTCGCCGGACTCGTCGCCGTCAACCCCGCGAAATTCCAAGTCGTCTGCGCCACCACAAAAAAGCTCGTCGAATCCGGCGTAACCGTCCACGCCGGCGTAACCGTCAGCGTAGTCGAGCTATTACTCACCACCGCCCGTTCCTGCGCCGCACCCTTGCCTCGAGTAATCCTCACCAGCGCGCCCGCGAAATCGTTCGTCAGCATCCCCAAAGTGCTGTTGCCGATGCTCGTGGACGAGTCGATATTTGCGCCAACCTCCGGTTGCAATTCCAACCGCCAGTAAAAATTCGCGTGATCGTAATTCGAATCCGGCGGACCCGTCAGCGTTGCCGCCACTCCTGAGTCCGTATAAGAAGACGCCACCGTCACATTCGTGGCAATCTCCAGCAGCTCATACGGATTTGGACCGCGATACACATTGAACCCCGCCGTCCCCGAGGAAAAACTGAACCCGGTGAGGCCGACTGAATTCGTATTCACCCCCGAAGGAATCATCGCCATAATCACGAAGGACAATCCACTCTCCGCACCACTCCCATCCACAGCGCTAACCGCGTAATATAGCGCCTGCCCTCCCGCGATGGTCCCGCCCGTCGTGCTCACCGCCGGACTCAAACTCACCAGAGGAATATTCGCGCCCGAAGCCTGCGGCTTCACCGGCGGATCGAACGCCACCGTCAGCGTCGCCGTGAAGCCCCCTCCCACCGTCGGCGTATCCGTTTCCGTGATCCCGAATTGCTCAATCCCGTTCACGTCCAGCACGCTACCCACCAGCGGTCTCGGCACGCCCACGCCCGCGCCGCCTTGTGGCGACCCTCCCGCCGTCCCCGCGCCACCCGTCGTGTACCAGGCATCGTCGTGCCACTGCCCCGTCACCTGCACCGTCTGATAATTCATCCCCGGCGCGAGCTGCACCACGCGAAACGGCTGCCTCTCCAACCCTTCCTTTAAATAAGTCACCGTGATCAAATCGCCCATCGCCAGCGCGATGCCCTTCACCGTCGTCTGAAATTCAACGAACACATTTCCGTCAATCGATTTCGAAAGCTGCAATTGCAGCATCCGCGCCGCCTGATCAAAATTGGGCAGCCCGATCCCTTGAAACGCCGCCGTGACATCGCGGCCCGTCAACACAGCATCGGTCGCGTCCACCAGCGACAGGCTGTCCTGCTGATATCCGTTGTACTCATCTTGAAATTCGGCCGTCAGCCGATTGGGCACGTCCGCGCCGCTTTTCGAATACAGCCGAATCGCCGGCTCCCCATTCGGTTTTCTCAAAATCCCCGAAAACGCCGCCGACCCGTCGCTGAACTCATACGCCGGCCATCCGCCGTTCAACTGCTCCGTGCTATTCGTTCCATCTGGAGCATTGGCCTGCTGCAGCGCCAGTGTGTTCTCCACCTCCAGCCCCAGCAACCCTCCCGCCTCCGAATACAAAATTAACGACGAACCCAACCGAATCCCCTTCACCACCTCCGCCGCGCTCCGCCGGCTTGAGATTGTGAAGTTGCATTCGAACCGGGGCGTCAGTACAGCATTCCCGTACAAGTCGGTAGTCTCGATCGTTTCTGCACAATATTCCGCCGCCGTCGCGAAACTGATCAAATCCAAACTAGTGGTCAGCCAGCCGCTCCGCCGCAGAACATCCAGCAAAACCCACGCCGGGTTATTCGTAAACGAAACTCCAATCGAAGTTCCCGTTCCGTCGAACTGCTCCAGTTGCAACCCTTGCAAAAGAATCTTCACCGTCGCCAACGACACTCCGTTGCTGATCCGGTTCGGCACCACGACGCTCATGTACGCCAAGCTTCCGTAAGGATCGCCTAGAGGATTTCCCGATGAGTCCACAAAATCCAAATCGAACGCCCCATTCCGAGTCCCCGGGCTCACAATCGTGTACCAGCCCGTAGCAGTCATGTTCGCGCCCGTGATTGCAATCGGGATCTCGATGTCGTTCACCAACACCGTCACCGCGCCTTGAATCGGACCCATCCCCAGCACGACTTCCATGTGCGTCAAGTTCCCATCGTTGAACGCCCACGAAATCGGAGGCTGATACCACGCCGTCCCATACACCAACGGAACAAAATCATTGTAAAGAGCTAAATTGTCTACCTCAGGCGATAAATGCGTCGCCTGCTCTCCGAAACTCCGCACCAATATCTGTTGAGGAACAAACTCCAGCCCGCCAAACCGCGCCGTCACATTGCTGGACGAATCGGTGCTGAACATCCCCCGAGCCACACAGTTCGTGCGCGTGTAATCGCAGCTCGTGAATGCAACCCCCGAATTCAAATTACCAACGCCGCCGGTTTGATCCGCCGAATAACCGCACCGGTATAAATCCGAATAAATTCCGTTCGGCCCCCCGGTAATCGCTTCCAGCCTCTGCGCTGCGGTCGACGGAAACATCCAGGGACAATGCCGTTGAATCCGAACCTCCGGCAGCACAATCCTCGAAAGATTCAGACTGTTCGTAAAGGTTACCCGAAATCCGGACTCCGTGATCTCGTCCGCGGTGTTCCCCGTGCCCAGGAAAATAACCCGAGTCTCCGACGCCGCCGCATTCCCAACCAAATCGTAAAACAAAAATGTGATCGTGACTTGCGACCCGCGAAATCCCGTCTCACGCTCGATTTCAGAAAAGTGCGAGTCCGCATTTGCCAGCGTAATCGATACGTCAGCCGAAGCCTGCAACGCAAAAGCATTATGCTTCAATAGCCGAGCCGCATAGGCATTCCCGCCCACCGTCACCGCGTGAGTGCTCCAACGCTCCGTCGCCCCCGATGCCAGCAGGCAATCGAAAATGAATAGCGGAGTAGGCGGCGTCGCCTGCTCTTTCAGACTGTCGATGGTTGCCACGCCGCTTAATTCCCCCCGCTGACAATCCGAATCGTAGTGTCGTAAACATCCGTACTCTGCGCCCGGACCGTCAAACTATCCGAGGCAAACCGGGCGCCCGCATACACGCCGCCATTCGTGCCCGTCATCTTGTAATCTGAAGCAGCCAGTTGAGCCTCCACCTGCATCCCAAAAAGATCCACCGAAGCGCCCGCCGCCAACTGCGCCTCAAACGTCACGCTGGTGGTGCTTTGTGCGAGATTCACCCCAACCGCAATTCTCTGCCAGTTAGTAGTCAACGCAAATGTGTTCGATACACTTGCCCCAGCCGTCGACGACGCCAGAGTCACGCTGGACCCGCCAATCGTCTTCGCCCAAGCACTTAGCGAATATTGATAATTCCCCGGAACAGCCAGAGCCTGTCCCACCGCTTCAACCGCAATCCCGGTATTTATCACTCTCGTCGCCCTGGTCGTCCCCAACGGATCGCCAATCCCCGCAGTCAAAGTAATCAGCGCTCCGTTCGTCCACGCGCCGGCGCTCAGCAACTCGCTATCGGCGAACAAATTCCCCGCCGGATCCAGCAGCGTGAAGGTCTGCCACTGGCCCGCCGCCGCTTCAAACAGCGCCTCGATCGAATACCACTCCGCCGCCGTCAGGCCTTTCGCCTGGATCTCCCACATCGTTTGAGCCGCGTCCGGGTCGCTATAGATCACCGTGCTTCCGTCGCCCAGCGTGTTCACCACGGTTCGCAGGACGCTCTGCCTCGTCACGGGATACAGAGCCACCGCGCCCGTCGTCAGTTGCGGAAACACCAGCATCTTACCGGTTCTCCTTCACGATCACTTGCGTCACGCCATTTTGCGGCCCCTGAAATTGCAGCGACAATGTATCGCTCCCAAAGCTGCAATTCGCATAAACCGTGGCAGTCCACGGATCGGTGAACGAAAAACTCCCGGCGCGGCCCGCTTCACTCAAGAAAAACTCGCGCAAAGTTTCCAGCTCTCCTTCATCCAACAAATCCAGACGGATCGCCCACTGATGCAGCACCGCCCCAAATCCCGGGAACCTCTGCTCGCTGCCATCCAGGAATCTATATGCCTGCGTAGAAAACTGTGGCGTTCGATCCGCCGGATACTGCGCCACCGCGCCCGTCTTCAGAGGAGGAAAAGTCGCCATAGTCAGACCTCCCGAATCACATCGTTCAGCACGCTCGATGTCAGCATCGCCTGCCGCACCGCTTGCGCGATGTCGTCGCTGTGATCGAGGAACGATTGGCTATCCATCGCCTGCACCTGCACGGTAATCTGCCCCGAACCACCCCCCGAGCCCCCCGAACCGGACCCCGAAGACGTCGTCGCCGACTTCGGTTGTCCCCCCGACGCATAATCCACCGCGAAGGGCTGTGTCGGAGCATTCTCGTTGAATCCCGCGTTCACGTTCACGGATGGAGACATCAAGAAAGTCGATGGCACGATAGCGCCGCCCCCACCGCTTCCTCCCCCGCCGAATAACCCCAGAACCCCAGTAATTAGCGGACTCAGCCCCAATCCCAATGTTCTCTCCAGCACGCTGCCCGCCTCGCTCCCAAGCGACGATCCTCCCGAGCCCTGCGGACTCTGCGTCGCTACCTGATTCGTCCCCTGCGCGTTGGCTCCCGCCGTCTCTGTCTCCGCTTGCGATAGCGACACCAGTTGCTGCATCTGTTGCGCTAGTTGTTCAGACTGGGCCGTCGCCGAGTTGCCCCCGCCCCCCTGAGCAAGCGACCCCTGCACCACCTCGCTCAGCGTCGCCGGTGTCCCGAATATATTCGGATTCAGCAGCCTTTCGGTAGTCGATTTATTGCCGCCCATTCGTCTGCTCCATTCGCCACTCTCGTTCCAACACCACAAACGCCTCCGCTTCCCTCGCGGTCAATTCATGCCCACTTCTCGCCACGGTCGTCCACGCGAAAAAACTTTCCACGAACTCAACACTCGCCGGCGTCACCAGCGAAGTGGGACACTCCTCCGTTGCCGCCCCACCTCGCGCCCACACCACTCGCGGAGTCCCGCGAGCCTCCTCCGCCAGAAACCCGCACCGCCTCCGCGTTTCCAGCCCCTGCCGTCGGCACTGCTCGCATCTCCACCCGGCGTGCCCTCGCTCTGCGCGAAGAAAATGGAATGCGACGATTAGTTTTTTCTTTCGCTCTCGCTCAATCCGCACTCGCCCCGGATGCGCCCTAAAATCTCTGCCGCCAGATTCGCGGGACCCTTCTCGATCAACGTTTCCGGCGTCGCCCCTTCGCCGTCGATCTCCAACCCCTCGATCGCCTCCAGCCCCCACTCCAAGTACGCCCGGTCGACTTCGCCTTGCAGAACGGCCGCGTCCAGCTTCTCCCTTACATCGCCGCCCGCCTCCAGAAACTCCAGCCGCCGTCCCGCCTCGCGAATCTTCCGAGCCAGCCCAATCCTGCGCGCCAGCGACATCCTCGCGATCCGGTACCGCACCCCCGTATGAGTCTCCGCCTCGAACCAAGCGAAACTCTCGTGCCGTCCGCTATCCGAAAGCGATATAGAGTTCGTCATCCATAGTCCCCTGTGCCCGGCTGTTCTGAAATCTCCATTGCAGCCGAGTCTCGCCATCATCGAATTGCGGAACCTCCGGCACCATCGCCGGCATGTATGCCCCAAACAATTGCTCCTGCTGTTCGCCCAACTGGAACATCACTCCGATCGGCGACCTCTGCCGAGCCGCCTGATACAACCCCGCCGTCTGCGCGTCTACCATCTCGAAAATATTGAAGTCCAGCGTGATCTTCCGGGCCCCCGCCGTAATACATCGTGGAAAGTCGCTCCCGAATTCATGCAGGCGTAGCGCGATGTTGTTCTCCAAAGTCAGCTCCGCCTCCGTCAGCGTGAAGAATTCGTTCGGCGTCGCCCCCATCCAGACCTGGCCCAGATGCCCCGGGATAATCGTGTAATCGAATCCTGTCTGCGCCGGCTCTGCTGGAAATGTCGCCAGCCCGCCTTCGCCGGTGGTGAAACTCGCGCTGTCAATCAAATCCTGCGATGGGCCTGCGAAATTGAATTCCTGGAAATCCCCGTTTACTTTGATCTGCATCCGGTCCATCGCGGCGCCGTTCAGAATCCGCTGCACCGCCGTACTCGGATCCCAATAATCGAAGATGCTGACGCTCGGCAGATCTTCCGCCAGCATGTAAGTGAGCGTTGGGCCGATCGACCCTCCCGCGACAGGCAAGGTTGTGAACGGAGCGTTGACGAATATCGTCGTGCTATTCAGCACCGCCGCCACGAACCGCATATCTGTTCCCGACGTCACGGCTTGCCCCGGAGCCAGTCCATGCGGTGCCGAGAATTGGAGCTCGGTCGTGCCCGTAAACGCCGCCACCGTCCCACCGGCGAACAGAATCGGAGCCGCGCCCAGCGCAGCCCGGAACAGCGGGCCTTGCGTGGGAGTGGTCGTCGGGTCGGTCCATTCCGTCATGAACGTGCTCAATTGAAAGCTCGTCGTCTTGCGAATCGTATTAGGAAGTCCCACAAATGTACGGCTTCCCGTTTTATCGCGGCGACCAGTTGCCACCGGAATCTGCCTCGCTCCCAGCTTGATAAGCGGGATGCGGTTGGCCGCTGTGATCGCCGGCACTTGGCCGTAGGCCGATTCCAGCGCCACGTAATCTCGCTCGTTATTGGACGATACGTAACATCCCATAGAAAAAGCCGCCCGTTCCCCTTCTCATTCGGAAAAGTCCACTTCAAAACTCACCTTCGCGATTTGCAAAAAGTTCTGTCCTCCGTGCTGCACCGGATCGAAGTTCACTTCGTACCCGCCGGTGTAGAACGCTCCCTGTCCCCAAGTGCCGCGATTCGAATCCAGCACCTGCGTCACCGCCTCCACGTACAATCTCAATAACTCCTCGAGTCCCTCCAGCCGGTCCTGCGAGACCCTTACTTCGGTCACCGTACGCACTTTTCCGGAAAATGTCCGGAATTTCTCCGTAAGAAGATTGCGTACGCGATCCACATATACATACATCACCGGATACTTCACGCCCTTCGCCCTCTCCGCCAGTGCGAAAGGAACATTTTGATTAATGATGTGCGTTGCCGGAATCGCCGCCAGTTGCAAGCCCATTTGGATTCCCAGTTGCGCCAGCGCTGAGTTGACTCCCGTCCCGGTGGCCGTCAGAAAACCAACCATCTCTTGTACTGCTACGCTCCCCGTAATCGCCATAGTTTTATCCCCGCAGCAATAGTGCCCCGCCCGTCACGTAAACATCGGGCACCTGTCCACACCCCGGAGGACTTCCCGCCACCAAACCCGACGATGGCAGCGTAAAGCTGCCGCCCAAAGCGACGGGCATCGAATTCTGCAGCATCACCGTATTCGGCGCCAGCCCGATGTACACGTTGAATCCCGTCGCCGCCGCCGGAGGATTCACAGCCGTCACCACCGGCAAACTCCCCGCCGGAGAATCATACGTGGTCACCTCGCTCGGATCGCCCGCCTGCCCGCTTGCCGAAACCCAACTCACCTGCGCGTAATAAATCGTCTCCGGAATCAACCCCGCCACGTAACTGAAAATCGGCATTCGCGCCCGCGGAATAGGAATCAAAACCAGCCCGACCCCGGACTGATAGGTCTTGTTCCGCGCATCCACTGATAACTCGTGATATTCGCTGACCTTTGCCTGATAGCGGTTGTTTAATTGATTATTAAATGCATCCCGATAAAAGACCTCGAGCGTGTGCACCGCATGCCACCGCTTCATCTGCCGCGTCACAACCACGTCTGACACCCCGATCATTCTCCGCGTCGCGGCATGCGGATCCGACGGTGCCCCGTGATCCAGCAGCACATCCAGCACATCCTCGGCGATCTCCTCCAGAGCCAGGTCCAACTTCGCCCTTAGCGGAATGAACTCCGTATCGGAAACCTGCAGAATCGCCGATTCGTACACCCTCAGCGATTCATCGTTGTTAGGACTTCCATCCGTCAGGAGCATGATTTATTGCCTTTTTTGCTTCCTCGGTGCGGCCGGCTCTATACCGTCGGCCTCCATTCGCCGGCGCTCCGATTCCGCGTGGAATTCCGCTGCCTCCTCCGGCGTCGCCAGCGTGGCCTGCTCCTCAACGATGAGCTTGGCCGCTAGGCCCCGCGCCACAGCTGTCTTCAGCCCTGGCTTGCCTCCGTCCGGCGTCTCGCGGCTCACAACCACCACGTACGGCTCCGCGAGTGAAGCTTCAAGCTTTCGAATTTTCTGAAAATAGACTCGTAGATCCATATTGTTTTGGACGGGCACAGGTTTTCTCGACCTGTGCCCTTTCTCCCTTAGCTGTAGACTTGGACTCCGAACTGATTCCGCAGCACCCCGACGCCGTACAGCACGTCCACGGTGAACTGCTGGGCCAGCGTATTGGGCTGGTAGCTCATGGTCACGCGCATGCCGAAGCTGCCCAGTTCCGCGTACTCGGCGATCGCACCGGTGCCGGGAAGCGGTTGAGGCAGGCGCCGCACCACCAGACCGATCGCATCCCGTGCGAACGCCAGGTTGTGTGTAATCACCGGGGCGCTGCCGGTATGGGGCACAAACTGCGAGCGGAAGATGTAGAAGTCTTTCATCTTCCCCACTGCGCCGTCCACCAGTGCGCGCAACCCCGCCTCGCCGGCTGTATTGAACTCGCTGAACCGCGGAATCTGCCGTAGCGCCGAATATGTATTCGAATCCACCACCAGATACTTATTGGCGCTGGGAGGAACCTTGGCGGCGAACAACGCGGTTTCCGCCGCATCCACCGTCGCTTCCACGATCGTCGTGCCGCCCGTCCCCACCGGAGCGTTCGAACTGAAGGACGCATACAGATTCAGGATGCTGGTCTCAATGCTTTCGGCGATGGCCACCACCGCCGGCTGCATGTACAGCTTCAGCAGGTCCGGCACCGCCAGCACCTTGGTCACGTCCGGAATCAGGAACGTTGCTTCCGCGTGCGTGTTGAGCGTGATCTGGGCGTTGCCCAGATTCGGATTCTGCAAGGTGACTGTTCCACCCTCTGCGATGTTATTCGCCACCAGCGGCGTTGGAATCGGCACGTTGATCGTGTCGCCTGCGATGGCCATCGCTGGCTCGTAGTCGCGATTGACCAGGTTCCCCAACACCAGGTTCCCCATTAACGCCGGCAGCGCATCCGCCGCCACCAGCTTGACCAGCGCATTCGCAATATTTGCTGAAGTAATTGCTCCCATGTTTCTCCTCTTTAAATTGATTTCCCCGAAACTCTTACAACCCGCGTAGCGTCTGCGACGCTACCCTCGCGATCTCCTGTCTTACACGTTCTCTGTCCTCCGCGCTCATCCCTGGCCGGATCTTGTCGATATCCACCGGCCCGCTCCCGCTAGCCCTTTGTCCCACCGTCGCTCCGGAGCCTCCGCTCAGGCGCGCCGGCAGCAACTCCGGGTTTTCGCTGACGAACCGCGCAAGGTAGTCCCGCGCGTCCGATCCATCCGGCGCTACCAGCCGTCCGTCGTCCGCCCGGCGGATTTCATCCTTCACCGCCTTGTAAGCCAGCTCGATTTTTGCCACCCCCAGCCTCTGCAACTCCGCGCGGACTGTAGAGGATCGCTCTGCATCGTCCGCCTTCGCTCGAGTCCTTTCGTTCTCCGCCACCAGTTCGTTGACCCTTTGCTCCAGGCTCTCCCTCCGGCGACGCTCCTCCTGCAACTCCGCTTTGTGCGCCGGCTCGGCTCTGTTTTGCTCTGCCTTCACAAACTCCTGGATCACCGCCTGCATCATGCCCCGAATATCGCCATTCTCTTCCGCCATCGTTTTCTCCTATTGAATAAAGTCAGGCTGCTTCGATCTCCGACGCGATGCGATCCTTTACTTCCTGCCGCGAATCGCTGAGATACTTCAACGCCAGCCTTTTGAAGATCTCTTTCTTGAGCGTCGGCGAATCCATCCCCAGCGCCAGCAATTGCTTTGCATCGGCCAGTTCCGTGGAAAAATCGGAAATGTCGAACTCATCCATCCCCGTCACGCCGATTTCCAGACCGTCTTCCCTGGCATCGGCAATCGCCCGCAGCACCCGGCGCACCTGGTCCTTCACGGCGTCGCCGTAGGCCAGCAGCACCTCTTGCGTGATGGAAAAATCCATCTGTTTGGCCAAGGCCGATTGCGCGGTTCCCTTATCCAGCGCCTTGCCCGCCTGCGGCAGATAACAGACCCGGTAAATCTCCTCCTGCAATTGCGTCAGGTTGTCGGCGGCAATTTGGAAGACTTTTCCCTCCGGCTCGGTCCATCCAAATTTGTCGCCCGGCGCGAGCTGAATAAAGTAGCTCTCGCCCACCATCTGGCTCCATTGCCGATCCGAATAAACCACCGGCATCGCGAACAGCCCCATCGTCAGAGCCCATCCCAGAGCGTTCGATTTGTTGAAGTGCTCCAGTTGCAGGGAGCCCGCGCGGTTCAGCATCCACAATCCTTCAGGCATCCGCATCCCGAACAGCGGAACCTGGTTGAGCCTCGCCAGCCCGTGGGTGCCCTCGTCCACCAGGTTGGCCCCGCTGGGCAGGCCGCTATCCTGACTGCTCACGTAAATTCGAAACGTCCGCTTGTCGTAATACGACCAGCGCGTCTCCATGCGCCAGTCTCCGTCTTCCACGTGGTCTTTCTTGCGGAGCCGTGTGCGGATCACAACCCATTCGAAGTTCCCGAACTCATCCAGACTCCAATTAATGACGTCGTCGGCCGCGTAATCCACCAAGTACGCCCGCGAAGCGCCCGTCGCATCTTCTTCGCCACGTGTTCCGGCCGCCGGCGCTCTCGGGAAATCCACCAGCACAAAGCCGCCGCCTGTGATCAGGCTCTCGATAAACACGCGGCGGAAGAAATCGTTCAACTGGGTATTCTTCCGGTCGCAATCCTCCACTAGTTGCGAAAAAAACTGCTTCGCGGCATCGTTCTGCCCTTCGAACGTCAGAATCGGTTCTTGCTGGAATAGCGTCGCGGTGTACCAATCCACAATGGAACCGATGTAGTTTTGATAGAACACCCGGCTCATGCGCTCCGAGTACACGTCGCCCGGTTCCCGCTGCCGCGGAATCAGATAGTTCTGCACGTTGAGACGAAAATGCTCGCCCCCGAGATACAGGTCGCGATATTTTCGCCACATCGCTTTTTTCAGGATGTAGTCGGGATGTTCACGGTTTATGTCAAACACGAGTGTCGCCTCTTAGATTCCATTCAAATCAATCTCTGATTCCGCCACAGACTTACAGGCTTGTTTTGAAATTCCTGCCACAGCAGATAACCCAGCGCGTCCGACAGGTGAGTCCGTTTCGAGTCTTTATCTTTGTCAATCACCTGGCTCCTATCCTTGTAAGTCACCTGCTCGAAATCCTTGATCAGTTCCCTGCACTGGCTATGCACGGTCAGCGTGCGGACGCCCTCGGCCGACGCCAGCTTGGCGTTCATCAACAGCACACGGTCCCGAACCATCGGGTTCGCGGGAGGGATTCGAAAGGTCACATCCCCATACGCGCCCGTGCGAAAGAACTGCTGCAGCATCTCCAGATCGCTGGTTCCCGAGGTCTGTTGCTTCGTCCCCGTCGCATCCGCGTAAACGATCAAGCCCGCCGGATGCTTGGGATAGCGCCGTTCAAACTCCTCGCAGGCTTGAATCGTGGTCGCACGCCGCAAGACGATTTCGTCCAGCACTCTCACGTTCTCGCCGTCCATCTGCGCCACAATCGAGCTCATGGGGTCGAAGTTAAAATCCAGGGCCCATAACAACGGCCGCGCTCGATCCAGCTCCGTATCGGCGATGTTCCCGCCCCGCTCGAAAGCGTAATACGCACGCCCGGCGCCGAGAGTGACATACTCGCCCAGCACCTCTTGCTGGAAAAAGCGTTTATCGTAGCTGCTGAGCAGGCGCTCGTAATAATCCGGAACCCGCTCTAATAAATGCTTGTTCTCGAACGGCTCGGCGACCACCGTTTCATAGCCCTCGATTTTGCGCCCCACGAAGCGCTCATAAACCCAGTCGTACCCACGCGGAGTCCAAACCGCGAAGCCCGTAAGCCGAGCTGCTTTCGGATCGCGCAACCGCCCCTCCAGCCGAAGCCACGCCTGCTCCGCCGTATACGTCAGCTCATCCAGACCGAACCACGCCAGGTTGCTCCCGCGTAACCGTTCGAACTCCTCCACGGCGCGAAACAAAATCTTCGACTTTGTTTCCTTCATCACCACGTAATTCTCCGCACGATTCATCTCGTGCGGGATCCTATTCCGCCGCAGCACCTCCAGCAACGATGCCGCGGTGGCGTCGCGCAACATCGGATACGTCGGCGCGCCAATCAACCCGGTTCGCCCAGGATTGATGTAGCTGAGCTTGATCGCTTCATGGCACAGCGCCTGGCTTTTTCCGGAACCGATGGGCCCCGAAAACCCCTTGAACCGCGCCGGCGAATCGTGAAACCTCTGCTGCGATGGAAGCGGTTTGTACTTTATGTCTCGCTGTCTGATTCCGTCTTGTCCGGATCCACCCATGTGACCGTGATCTCCCCCGGTTCCTCGTCTTCCAGTTCCTTCTGGAGCTGCACCAGCCGGATGTAGTCGCCGAGCGTCGGCTTCATTTCTCCGTCGCCGAATTTCTGCTCGACGCGCTCCAGGATTTGCTCGACGATCCCCGCTTTTTTGTTCCTCTTCACGACTGAAGCTTACGGGCTGGACGGTGCGTGCGCGCCATCGGAAGCGAGCTAATCGACAAAGGGGAAAGGACTTCTTTTTTTTGAGGGACCCGTGATCGGTTTTTTGGAGACTACGCTTTGGCGGGTTCGACGATCGCGCTCATGGAGCCTTTAGAGGCGGGCATGCGCGGATCGGCGCCATAGGCGTGAATCTGGTCGCGGCCAAACTCGGCCTGCGGGCGTTCGCAGGT